GATCCTGTTTATCAGGTATTATATCAGATTGTAGTTAATGTTAATAGATTTTAACCTCGCATTTTATTATATAAAACTAATAAAGATATATGTATTATTTAGCTGTTCACACTAGCCACCATGGATCTCTAACTATATTTAATGATAATGAAATTATTGTACACACACAATTAGATCGTTTCAATAGATTCAAAGGATACGCTACAGTAGAGAAAAAGTTAATAGACAAATTAAAACAATATAGTTTTAAAAAAATTTATATAACAGGGTTACCTGCCTGATATAAATAAATTAATTATTAAACATTAAATTTAATTTTTCCAGGTAAACCTAAAGAAACTCTACCATCGTATTTATTTTTTTCAGAATCTTCTGTATTAGAATCATTATAGTGTAAAAAAACTTGTGCACAATTATTACCTGTAAATTCATTTCTCCAATGTTCTAATAAATTTCCTTTATAAATTAACATATCACCTGGATCTAAATTAATTTCAATACCTGGTTGAATATAAATAGGCCATGGATCTCCTCCAAGATTTAATGTTGTTGATACTTCACAACTAAATCTATCAATGTGTTTATGTAATATATCTCCTTTTTTATATATTCTTGCATAAGAGTATGTTTCAAATAAATTTTTATTTGTACTTTTTTCCATAAGAGGTTTTAACTCTATAAGTATAGTTTCCATGGCAATGTCTCCGTAAACTGAATAAGTTCCTGGAACTTGTATATCTGTCCATATACCCCATTCAGATGAATTAGGAGGAATATATTTATTCTTGTAAAAAATATCTGCAACTTTTCTTTTCATTAAAAAATATTTATAGATAAAATTTACTACTGGTTGATCCAAAACTTTCTTTAATACTGTGTATCCTTTTTTTTCAAAATCCATATTATTTAAATGGATATCCAAGGCTCCAAACTACCAATGAATATCTTACTCCTTTAGTTACTGGTTTAACTCTGTGCCAAATATGAGAAGGAAACACTATAATAGATCCTTTTGTACTTGCTTCAACACAAGGTATTATGATGTTTGGATCTTCTTTATCTCTTGGTTGAAAATCTAATTCTCCTCCCTCATATTCGGAGCTATCTGTTAATTGACAAGTAACAGATAATTTTCTTATCTTACCATGATAGTTAAGATCATCTGGTTTATTGTGAGGTTTTCCCCAAGAATCTTTGTGCCAATCATAATGTTGGTTTGTTTTATATTTTGTAAATTGACAAGCTTCTGAAAAGTCCCAATCAAAATTCCAACCTGCATTTTTATTAGCTTCATAAATATAAGGATGTACAACTCTGTAAATCCATTGGTCACTTAACCAACTTATATTTGAATTTCTAACTTTTTTTAAATCTGTTTCTTGTGAAGTTGTTAATTTATATGAACCTATCTTTTCATACTTTCCTGTTACAGCTGGTTTTTCTTTTTCTTCTTTACCTCTAGCAATAACATCATCACAAAATTTTTCACTTAGTGCCCCTTTAAAATACCAATAACTATACTCACTATTAATTGACATTGTGTATTTTGTTTTCTAGGTATTCTTTTAACGTTGGCACATCTTGTATAAAATCTTTGTAAGTTGTTTTTTTTATTTCAAGTTTAAAAATATCAGTGTCCCAATCTTTTTTCCATTTATCATAATCTGCATTACAGTTTTCATAAAATAAAGAAGGTAAGTCTGTAGGAGACCAATGCATTCCTGCTGCAATACAATGCAACCCACCTGCAGTTTCAAATTTATAGCTTTGATCTCTGTCAAAAGATGCTGCTAAAAATCCATGTATAAGTTGTGGTTGTAGATTAATTAACTCTTTAGACCAATTTTTGTTATTTAAATATTTCCAATAAGGTGTTTCATCTCTGTGAGACAAAGCATAATGTAAAGCTACAAACTCTGCAAAAGTTCTAAACATTCTTTTACAACTAAAAGTAAAGTTATCTCTATCCCACTGAGAAACTTTACCTCTTTGTAAATTTCTTAGTAATTTTATTAAAAATTCATGTACTGAAAACAAACCATTACTTTCTAGAGGTTCTATAAATCCTGCTGATAAACCAATAGCAACTACATTCTTTTCCCAAAGTGTTTTATGTATTCCTATTCTCATTTTAATGTTTTTAAATTCTAAGTCATCTTGTTTTAAATGGTTTTTAAATTCTTGAAGTGCTTTATCATCATCTACAAATTTACTTGAATACACATAACCAGTTCCTATTCTAGACCACAGAGGTATATTCCAAACCCATCCGTTTTCAATAGCAGTACAGTTTGTATAAGGCACTAATTGTTTTTCTTTATCTGTATAGTTTATTTTTGTAGCCCAAGCAGAATCATTAATTAAAATATCATCATAGGATTCAAAAGGAACTTTAAGAGTCTTATCCAACAACAAAGATTTAAAACCAGTACAATCTATAAATAAATCTGCTTTATGATCATTGATAGATTCTATGCCATCTTCGTTTTGTTTAATGTCTACTATTTCTTCTTCTATATGTTTGACACCTTTTGGAATACAGAAATTATTTTTTAACCAAATTCCAAATTTTACAGCATCAAAATGATAAGCTGCATCTGTTTTAGGATCAAAACCTATTTTAGGAATAGGGTTGTTATCAAATTTATTTTCGTTTACTAAAGCCATGTTAGGGAAAAAACAATCAGCATAATCAGTGTATGGAGTTTCTGGTTTAAATAACTTTTTAAACCACCAATCATTTAAACCTGATCTGCAGTTTTCTAAATTAGGTCGTCCAAAAGGATAATGAAAAGCTTCTCCTTTTTTATAAAAATCTGTAAACTTTATGCTTAGTTTAAAACTAGCATCTGTTTCTCTCATGAATTGTTTTTCATCAATACCTAATAACTCTACCCAATTTTTTATACCTACTAGTGTACTTTCACCTACACCAATAACAGGAGAGTTTGGAGATTCAATAAGTGTAATATTTTTATCGGGAAAATGTTTAATTAAAGTAGCAGCCGTCATCCATCCAGCTGATCCTCCACCAAGTACAATAATTTTTTCCATATTATATATCCATAAGTATGTTTAAAGAAAATCTTTGCGGGTTTTGTTTAGAAGAAATACCTCTATGCCATAAACAACTTGGAAACAGTATTGCTTGTGAAGACACACTTGGAACAAACTCTGTCTTATCTCCTACTTTTATTTCTGTCCCACCATCATTTGAATGTACATTATAGATAATACTTATTTTATTTTGTTCGACTCTATCTTGATGAAACTCAGGTATAGAATTAGAATTATACCAGTTCCAATAAAATCTTTCTATCTCTTTAAATTTTATATCTTTTAATTTATCAAATAAAATATCACAAATAATTTCTGCGTAAATATTTAAATTGCTTTGTCCAAAATTTTTATTTTCTCTTTCGTAACTAGCTAATATAAGTCCTCTGTCGGGTTTACTAATATTATAAACGTGTTGTTCTGTAGGTTGTTTGTCAGTAGCTATTCCCCACATTCTTGTTTTAAAAAGAATGTCTATAATTTTTTGATTAGTGCGTAACGGAATACCTGTATCTATAATTTTTATCATATATATAACTCTATTTATAAAAGTTGTATAGTATTTAAATTAAATTCCAAATGTTGTTATCAGCATCCCATTCGACATTTTTAGGAGAATCTCCAGCAGTAGTACCTATCCATTTTAAATTATCTTCATCCCATTTAGGAATCATTTCATAACGGGTACCATCTATGTCTTGAGTGAAAGGTGGGAAAGTAACTGGTGCTTCCCAGTCTGCAATGGAATTATTTTTTACCCATGATGCAAAAGGGCTTGCTGGCCAAAAAACATCATTTACTGAATCATAAACATGAGCGGGTCCTGCATAATTTCCTCTAAACGCAATTCCGTTATTTTCATGTTGATTTTGTTTTGTATTATATGAAGTTCTTTTCCAATATGTTTCTGGATAGTTTCCACTAAATCTATATTCTTTTAAATAATCATCGTCAGGAATATTAGTTGCAACCCAGTTTTCTGCTTCAACAGAATTTTCTCCGAAAGAAGATATATCATTGTCATTAATTACAACTGTTCTAATTACTTCGTTATTATCTGTTTTTATTTCTGAAAAATGTGCCATTAGTTTACCCAGTTATTTCCTTTTACAGCCTCATAAACTTGTGCAGTAGGCCATACTCCTGATGTATTACTTACAAAATTTAATGCAGTTTCTCTTACAATAACTTTTCCAGAGCCACCGCCGCCTCCGCTAGCACTTTCAGGTCCGCCACCGCCGCCTCCGCCAGTATTAGATGCAGCTACTCCTGGTGCAGGTGATCCACCTCCAGGTCCTCCAATACCATTAGGTCCTCTGTGAGTAGCTCCGCCACCGCCACCACCAAATAATGTTCCACTCGGTGAAGCACTTGGTGAACCATAATCGTTCGATGCTCCAGCTCCTCCAGCTCCACCTCCAGATGCTGGGGCGTTTGCACCTACAGCTCCGCCACCGCCTCCACCGCCTCCACTATTCGTAGGGCCTGAGTTGCCGCGTCCTCCTGGATTGCCTTGTGAAGGTGATACAGGTGGTGTATTTCCTGTTCCACCTATGTTATTTGTGCTATTGGCTCCGCCACCACCTCCAGATCCACCAGCAAAAGTACTTGCTCCTCCAGGTCCAGAACTAGGTCCGCCGCCTCTCCCGCCACCTGCTGAAGATAATGGAGTTGGACCTCCTGCATCAAATAATGATGCACTTCCAGGTGTTGATACACTGCCGCCACCTCCAACAGTTATAGTTGCAGCTGATCCTGGTAAAGTTTGACCCGAAAGTTGTCTAAAACCTCCACCGCCGCCACCTCCGCCAGCATCTCCTCCTCCAGGATTTCCGCCGCCACCGCCAGCTAATATAAATATATCAGCAACAGTTTGTTCTACTGATTGTGCATTAAAAGTTCCAGGACTATTAAATGTTGTTATATTTTCTATAGTAGAACCAGCTGATGGTTCATATACAATACCAATAAATCCTCCTGCCATTTAAATCTCCTATTATGAACTTATATCTTCGTAAGATATTGTGATAGTTAAATCTCCGTTAGCACTTGCTCCAGCTTCAATGTTGTCGCCTTCTTCTAGATAAAAAGAATTATTTTTATCTATTAATGCTAAAGTAGCATCTGCTGGTATAGAAATAGTACTTGCGATTGCAACTGGTGATCCAGCTGATTTCGTGATGAATACAGATGCAT